CGGTCGTCTTCATGTGTTGGGTCATCTTAATGTCTTGCTTTGGTTGTTTGGTAAGGTATTTATAAATTTCGACAAAATAAATCAATTTTTCACGATTTTCCACTTAAACCCATTATGAATTTCGTTGCTGTCGGACACCCTATTTAGAGAAGTACGCGACATTTGAAAAATCTTTAGTACCTCTGTAATTGATTTGTATGTCTTTATGTTTTCGTCGGTAAGTGGGTTTATTTGTATAACAGTAACCCCATTGGATTTAACATGGTGTTCAGGCAACCTATTCGTTTTCAAATATTCATCGCGCATATCTTGAGAACATTTTTCAAAATAATTCCAATAATGTCCCGAAGATACACGGTCTTCTTTGATTGCGCGCGAAATGGTGGAAAATCCCGAGAGATTACGCGACATCGCCGCATCTTTTTGTGAAGGGAATACCTCCATTATTTTGGTTTTTTTTATATCAATCATAGCAATAAATTCGATAGATTGTGTTCGAGATTCTACCGTGGGTGGAGGAATCGGGACAGAGGTACCCGTGCGTTCAACCAATAACCAGCGAAAATCTTTATATATTCTGTTATTGCGCGCGGCTTCTCTTAATGCTGACCCAGATGAACTATGAAAATGTCTTGTAAAAGTAATGACACTGTCGTATATTTGTACGAGCTCTAGAGTTTGGGGGTCATATTGATATACTTTGGGAGAACGCGTATTTTCACGATTTTTAACATAAGACACCTCTTCTGATGGTTTGATATATTTATTTTGGGTTTCTGTAGGTATAATAATATTTTCTAATTTTGCATTTTCTCGTATTTTCAATTGAATTTCATCCTGTTGTAATCGTAATTGTTCCTGCTGAAGTTTTATTTCTTCTAACTTTATTTCCAATTCAGTATTGAACCTCCGCTTGTCTTCATTAATATTCCTTTCCTTTTCTAGTTCTATTAATTTATCCACATCTTCTTTTGTAAACATTTTGACTTCGGTTTGCATTATTTTTATAATATTTGTATATTGCTCTTCGTTTACTAAAAAAGTTTCTTTTGCAATTGTTCCGTCGTTTTTCTTTATTTCATAATATAAAGGCTTTATTGTTTTATTCTGTCGAATCCATTTTTCAAATTTGGTGTGATTTTCACAGTCGAAAATATTCAATAATAACGGAGTCATCCTGTAATTGGTTTGAATATTAGCGAATCGTTCCTTTATATTTTGCGTTGAACCAATTTTAATCACAAATGTGTGTTCAGTTTCATCTCGCAATTTACAGACATAAACTACATTTTTCATTTTACAAAAATCCATAAGCGTATTATGTATATTTTTTTGCGAATTAATTTGTTCTTGAGCTTTTATTAGTTTTTTCTCAATTTCGTGTTCTTGTTTTAATCGATATTCACCCTGTTGCCGTAATTCTTTGATAACATTCACCATCCAATCTTGAAATTTCTTGGCAATGGGTTTGTTAGACCTAGCCAATACTTTATACAATCCTCGCTCGGTTAAAAAGGTAACATTTTGCATTCCACCAAGGGTGTAACTTTGGGTTATAACCTTTTCAATGTTATCGAAACTAGATAATAATTTATTGATATTAGTCATTTCTAATAACTTACCTATTTGATTGGCTTGAAAAAGTGGTTCATCAATCGTCCCTTGAATATTGATAGGATATTCTTTATCACACAGAGAGAAAGCTTTGAGTATATCCATACTATATATATTATATAAGGATATAATTTATATATAATTTTGAACGAATATAATTTTCCTAAATTATAACCATTGTATATTTTTTCGCGAATTCATCTTAGAAATTACAATCTATGCGACATTACATGAGGTGGTGACAATATTATAGTAAATCTTTTTACATCCATTGTAAATTGGTAAAAATAACCATTATATAGTCGAGTCATGATATATATGGAAACCACTAACATAATCAATGCATTGAATAATAATATTAAAATGGATCGTATTGTATTTCAAAAAACGATGTTTATAATGAATGCTTTAGAAGGTGGCTGGACCGTTAAAAAAAAGGACGACAGGTATATTTTTATTAAAAAGAATGAGAACCGACAGGAGGTTTACCAGGAAGAATATTTACGAAAATTTATTGAAACAAATATGAAAATTTAGCAAAATTATTTGTTTAGTTGAATGTCGGGTTTTCATTTAATTTAATTAAATTTAATTAATTTCCCAGATTTTTTTCTTTAGTGATAGTATATATATAAAAAAAGATGGGTGGTGCTCTTATGCAATTGGTCGCTTACGGTGCTCAGGATGTGTTCCTCACGGGAACGCCCGAAATTACTTTCTGGAAGGTGTCTTACCGCCGCCACACGAACTTCGCCATGGAGTCTATCGAGCAGACTTTCTCTGGCCAGGCCGACTTCGGTCGCCGCGTTACTTGCACGATCTCCCGCAACGGTGATCTCTGCTACCGCACCTACCTCCAGGTGACGCTCCCTGAGATCAACCAGTCCATGATCACCACGGGCACGGACGGTGTTTATGCCCGCTGGTTGGACTTCATCGGCGAGCAGCTCATCGCCCAGGTTGAGGTTGAGATCGGTGGCCAGCGCATTGACCGCCAGTACGGTGACTGGATGCACATCTGGAACCAGCTCACGCTCACGAGTGAGCAACAGCGTGGTTACTTCAAGATGATCGGTAACACGACGCAGCTTACCTACATCACGGACCCCACCTTCGCGTCGGTCAACGGCCCTTGCGCTTCCGCCACGGGCCCCGCCCAGGTGTGCGCCCCCCGCAACGCGCTCCCTGAGACGACTCTCTACATCCCCTTCCTCTTCTGGTTTTGCCGCAACCCCGGCTTGGCCCTCCCCTTGATTGCTCTCCAGTACCACGAGGTCAAGATCAACCTTGATCTCCGTCCCCTTGGTGAGTGCTTGTGGGCGGTGTCCTCCCTTGCGGCCGCGACGGGCATCAAGTCTGTCACCCAGGCCTACCAGCAGTCCCTTGTTGCCGCGTCTCTCTATGTCGACTATATCTTCCTCGACACGGACGAGCGCCGCAAGATGGCTCAGAACCCCCACGAGTATCTTTTCGAGCAGCTCCAGTTCACGGGTGACGAGTCTGTTGGCTCCTCCTCGAATAAGATCAAGTTGAACTTCAACCACCCCTGCAAGGAGCTCATCTGGGTTGTCCAGCCCGATGCCAATGTTGACTACTGCTCGTCCCTCGACGCCAGCCAGCTCCTCTACCGCACGCTCGGCGCCCAGCCCTTCAACTACACGGACGCCATCGATGCGCTCCCCAACGCGATCCACGCCTTTGGTGGCCCTGCGGAGACGAGCGGCTCCGCCGGCTTCATCACGGCTTCTGGCCTCTTCCAGATGGCCGGTGCGACGGATGTCACCCAGGTTGGTGAGTGGGCCTCCGGCACCTCCTTACTCCCTTTTGACGGTGGTGTCACGGCGGGCGGCATCGTGGGTGCTGCCTCGGGTGTCTCCGATGCCGGCACCTTCGTGCTCTCCGAGACGGCGCTCGACATGCACTGCTGGGGTGAGAATCCTTGCGTCACGGCGAAGCTCCAGCTCAACGGCCAGGACCGCTTCTCTGAGCGTGAGGGTTCCTACTTCGATGTGGTCCAGCCCTTCCAACACCACACGCGTGCCCCCGATACGGGCATCAATGTGTACTCCTTCGCCTTGCGCCCTGAGGAGCACCAACCAAGCGGCACATGCAACTTCTCGCGCATTGATAACGCGGTGCTCCAGCTTGTGCTCTCCGCCCCCACGGTCTCTGGCACGGCGACGGCCAAGGTGCGTGTGTACGCGGTGAACTACAATGTGTTGCGCGTGATGAGTGGTATGGCTGGTGTTGCTTACTCGAATTAAGCACTCAAATATTGTATTATATGTGTTATTTTTAATTAAATTATAGTTTTTGCTCTGCTGAACGGCAGAGCAAAAATAGATTAGTGGAAGGTTTTGCTCTCGCAACCGCGAGAGCAAACAAATATTGCTGAAAATGACTATAAAATCTGTATTTTGGCTATTTATTTGTCAAGGGTGTATGTTAAACATACACCCTTTAGTTTACCAATTTAATATATTATTTACAAAATCTACATAAATAAAAGGGCGTAATATATATATATACACCCATTAAATATGGAAGTTGTAAAAGCCTTTACTGAGAATGAATTACACACTGAGATTGTTATCAAAGGAACTATGGAAAGCCCTATATTTAGAGCAAGTGATGTCGGGGAAGTATTAGAAATGGGTAATATACGAACTACTATTCAACATTTTGATGATACTGAAAAGGTCGTCCACAGTATGGACACCCTTGGTGGTATTCAAAATATAACATTTCTTACTGAAAAAGGCCTGTATAAAGTTTTGTTCAAATCAAGAAAACCGATAGCCGAGAAATTCCAAAATTGGGTGTGTAATGTTATCAAGGAAATTCGTTTATCGGGGACATATGTTTTACAACAGCAATTGGAACGAGCAAACCAAGAAATTCAAGGAATGGAAGAAAAAAACAAACAAGAATGGGAGAAAAATAAGGCATTGGAACGAGAAAAAATATTGCGTCGTGATTACGCAACCAACGGGCCACTGATTTATATTATTCGTGTAAAATCCTTCGACAACGGACAATATATTATTAAAATTGGCGAAAGTAGTAAAGGAATTGAAGCCCGATATAATGAACACAAAACGAAATATCCGGAATGCCTATTATTAGACTGTTTTTCTGTTGCAAAAAGTCGAAACTTTGAAAAATTTTTGCACAACCACGAAACCATTCGCAAAAATATAGTAAAAAATCTACCCGACCACGAAAAAGAAAATGAACTGTTTCTTATTGGTAAAGATTTGACCTATACTATGGTGACGCGAATCGTTGAATCTAATTTACAACGATTTAATGAATATAGTCCAAGCGATTTCAAACAAACAATAGAAGAGACCATCCAGACCATGAATCTATCCAATACCCATATTCCGGATACCAACATAACCGATATTTTGCAAAAGGTTCTCCAAAATCAACAGATAATTCTTGACAAAATAAATCTATTAGAAAAAAAAATAAATACACCGACGACCAAAACAACAACTAACTTTAATGAACCGTTAGCTACTTTAGGACCACGACTACAAAAAATAAATCCAGAGAACCTAACATTGGTTCATACATACGAATCAGTTACTGAATGTATGGAAGAATCCAATTTCACTATTAAACGACCCAGCCTTAATAAGGCCATCAAAGAAAATACCATTTATCAAAACTATCGATGGGTTTATAATAACAGAGACAAGGACCCGAACATTGTGGAGAACATTCAACCAACAAAAAAAACACGACCGCAAAATATAGGTTATATCGCAAAATTAAATGAAAAAAAAAACGAAATATTGAATGTGTATTTGGACCGTAAAACGGCAGCAAATTTGAATGGCTACCAATCCTGTAGTTCATTGGATAATCCTGTTAAGAATGGAACTATAACTAATAACCACTATTATTCACTATTTGAAAAATGCGACGAAAATTTACAGGACGAATTTATACAAAAATGGGGAGAACCGCTTTTGTATAAAGAAGGAGTAGGAATGTTTGATTCATCAAACAATTTAGTGGAAGAATTCACAAGTAAATACGACTGTAAGCAACAGGGTATAATTGGAGAAAAATCCTTAGAAAAGGCGCTATCAAAAGGCATAATGTATAACGAACATTATTACAGAAAATTAGGAAGTAAGCTTCAGTGGTTATCTGACTAAACACATCAACTAAACTGCTATTTTTCCGGGGGGAATTACTCACTCCCAAAGTAGGCACCCTTGCCCAAATTGAAATCGCTCAAACGCGTAATCGACTCCTCGCTGTCCTTCATGATCTCCTTGATCAGATCCTTGATGGAAATGAGGCCGATGCACTTCTCCTTCTTGTCGTCCATCAAGATCAAGTGGCGAATATCCTTGACCAACATCTTGTTCATGCAGCTCTGGAGCGAGTCGGACTCCAATGCCACAATCATAGGACGATAGGTGCAAATATCCTTGATCTTGGTCTCAACCGGATTGAGACCCACGGCAGCGACCTTCTTGATGTAGTCGCGCTCAGAGCAGACCCCCACCACCCTGTTCGAGTCGTCGGTAACCGCCAAACAGCCGATGTTGAAGGCCGCGAAACTCGTCACCGCC